GCCGCTACCCGATCAACACGCCCAAACGCGCCCGCAGCGCGCTGTCCCGCATCGCGCAGAACGGCACGCCCGCGCAGCAGAAGACGGTGCGCGCGGCCGTCAAGCGGCGCTACCCGAAGATCGGCTGAGCGACCGTGTGGAGTCCCGCGCTGCACCCGCGAGGCGTCGGCGGCAGGTTCGCCGTCAAAGGCGCCCCGGCGAAGGGCAGCCCGGCGAAGGCAGCGCCCGCGACGCCCGCGGCCAGCCGGGCGCCCGCGCCGAACGGCCTCGGCTACAGCGCCGCCAGGTGGAGGCAGCTGCAGGCGCTCGAGGCGGCGGCGAAGAGCGGCAGGAAGCTCGACGCCCACCAGGAGCACGAGCTGCACGTCGCCCACGACAAGCGCCTCGCCGCCGACGGCATCATCCAGGTCACGCCGAAGAAGGCGCCCAAGGCGCCGAAGGCGAAAACCCGCAAGTAGATGGCTCGCCGCGCGCTCACCACCTGCAGCGCGCCCGGCTGCCCCGAGCTCGTCGCCGGCGGCCGCTGCGACGGCTGCAGCCGATCCGCCGAGCGCGAGCGCGGCAGCGCCACCGCCCGCGGCTACGGCAAGCGGCATCGCAACGGCTTCCGCGCGGCCGTGCTCGAGCGCGACGTCTGCTGCGTGCTGTGCCGCGACAGCGACCGGTGGACGCTCGCGACCGTCGCCGACCACCACCCGCTGTCGCGCCGCGAGCTCGTCGAGCGCGGCATGGACCCGGACGACCCCGAGCACGGCCGAGGGCTGTGCAAGAGCTGCCACGACAAGTCGACCGCGGTTGAGCAGCCAGGCGGATGGAACGCCCGCTGAAACGAAGGCGCGGCACCCGGGGGGGTGACCCTGATCGGGCGCCGGCCGAGACCGCCGGTGAGGGCGCCAAGAAGTGCGACGGGTTCAAAAGCCGCAGTCTGTAGTTTTCGGTCACGCGATGTGACTGGTTGTGGCCGCGCGATGCGGCCGGCGAAGGGAGACGGCCATGGCGAGCGGCGGAGCGCGCGCGACATCGGGGCCGCCGTCGGACCCGGGGTCGCTGCGGTCGCAGCGGAGAGCGGATCCGGGCGCCTGGCGGGAGCTGCCGGCCGAGGGCAGGAAGAAGCGGGCGCCGAAATGGCCGCTGATGGACCAGTGCCCGCGCGAGGTCACGCTCTGGAGGGAGCTGTGGAAGCTGCCCCAGGCTGTCGCCTGGGAAGACCTGCGCATGTGGTGGGAAGTGGCGCTGCATGTCCGCCAGATGGTGCGCGTGGAGGACGGCACCTCGTCGGCGGCGCTGCTGATGGAGCTGCGCCAGCACGCGGAGGAGCTCGGGCTGCTGCCGTCGGGGCTGATCCGCAACCGCTGGGTGATCGCGCAGGCGCCGGCGGCCGTCGCGGTCGCCCCGGCTTCGGCGGCGGCACCGGAGTCGGCGAAGTCGCGGCTGAGGGCCATCGCCGGTGGCCAGTCAGGCGGCTGACGACGGCATCCCGCTGTTCGTCGCGCTCGACTGGATTCCCCGCCACTGCGTGATCCCGGACGGCTGGCGCCAGGGGGAGCCGTTCGTGCTCTACGACTGGCAGCTCGAGGTCACGGCCGCGCATTACACGGTCCGGAGCGGCGCGATTCGCGGGCAGCTGGCCCCGGCGTTCCGGTACCGGCGCTCGCAGTGGGTCAAGCCGCAGAAAACCGGCAAAGGCCCGGGCTCGGCGGCCGTGGTGTGCCTCGAGGCGGCCGGCCCCGCAGTGTTCGCCGGCTGGGCCGAGGGCGGCGAGCTGTACCGGTGCTCGGATCACGCCTGTGACTGCGGCTGGGTGTACGAGTACGAGCCCGGCGAGCCGATGGGGACGCCGTGGCCGACGCCGCTGATCCAGCTGACCGCCAGCAGCGAGGACCAGGTCGACAACGTCTACCGGCCGTTGCAGATGATGATCAAGAGCGGGCCGCTGGCGTCGCAGATGCGCGTCGGGGAGGAGTTCACCCGGGTCGGCGAGCGCGGCCGGATCGACGCGGTGACGTCGAACGCGCTGAGCAGGCTCGGCAACCCGGTCACGTTCGTGCTGCACGACGAGTCGGGCATGTACACGAAGGCCAACGGTCTGCGGCGCGTGGCCGAGACGCAGCGCCGGGGGCTCGCGGGCATGGGCGGCCGGTCGATCGAGACGACGAACGCGTGGGACCCGTCGGAGGACTCGGTCGCGCAGTCGACGTCCGAGTCGGGCAGGCCCGACATCTACCGGTACCACCCGCAGGCGCCGAAGCACCTGAGCTACCGCGACAAGCGCGAGCGGGCACGGATCCACAAGTTCGTCTACGCGGGATCCAGCCACAACGACCTCGACGCGATCGAGGCCGAGGCGGCCGAGCTGCTCGAGCGCGACCCGGCGCAGGCGGAGCGGTTCTTCGGCAACCGGATCGTGGCCGGCCTCGGCTCGTGGATGGACCTGGCGCACTGGGAGGCGCGCGAGGAAGCGCGGGCGCTGCCCGACGACGGCTCGCAGCTGGCGCTGGCGTTCGACGGATCCGACGTGAACGACTGGACGGGAATCCGGCTGGAAACGGCCGACGGCTGGCAGTTCACGCCCGCCTACGGCCCCGATGAGCTGCCGTGCATCTGGAATCCGGCCGACTTCGACGGCCAGGTGCCCAGGCTCGAGGTCGACGCGGCGATCGACGAGCTCCACGGCCGCTACGACATCGTGCGCGGCTACTACGACCCGCCGTACTGGGAGACCGAGATCGACGGGTGGGCCGAGAGGCACGGGGAGAAGCGCGTGCTGCGCTGGTACACCAGCCGCGTGACCCGGATGCACCCGGCGGCCGAGCGGCTGCTGACGGACACGACGAAGCAGGGCAGCGGCTTCAGCCACGACGGCTGCAGGGTGACGTCGCTGCACGTCGGCAACGCGCGGCAGGCGGCCAGGCCGGGGAAACGGTACGTGCTGGCCAAGCCGAGCGACGCGCAGAAGATCGACATGGCCGTCGTGTCGGTGATGTGCCACCAAGCGGCGGGGGACGCCACGGCGGCACGGGGGTTCCGGAAGCGATCGAGCACGATCATCACAGGATCAGGGAGGTGACCGGATGGGGCTGACTATCGGGCAGGCGCTCAGCCTTGTCTCCGTCCTCGAGCTCGAGCTGACCAACCGCGCCGGCTGGGCCGACGAGGCCGACGACTGGTACCGCGGCAACCACCCGCTGAAGTTCGCGTCGGAGGAGTTCCGCGACTACTTCGCCAAGCGGTACCGGACGTTCGCCGACAACTGGGTGCCGGTGGTCGCCGACGCGCCCGTGGAGCGCCTGGCGGTGACCGGCTTCCAGCTGAACGGCAAGCCCGACGACCAGGCCGAGGGGGTGTGGCAGCGGAACAACCTGGACTGCGACAGCCAGCTCGGCTTCCAGGCGAGCGTCCTGGCCGGGCGCTCGTTCGCGCTGGTGTGGGGCGACCCCGACGACGCGACCACGCCGTGCGTGACGTTCGAGGACCCGGGGCAGGCGATCGTCGGCTACTACCCGGGCAGCCGCTATAAGCGCAGGGCGGCGCTGAAGCGGTGGCAGGACGGCAACCGCGAGTTCTGCACGCTGTACACCGACAGCGAGCTGTGGAAGTTCGAGCGGCCGCTGAGCCGGCTCGAGAAGCCGCAGATGATGGCGCAGTTCGACGAGCTGGCCGACGAGTGGCTGCCGCGAGAGACCGGCGACGAGCCCAACCCGCAGCCGAACCCGATGGGGCTCGTGCCGATGGTGGAGCTGCCGAACCGGCCGATGCTGGCCAAGGAGCCGCTGTCGGACGTGGCCACGGTGATCCCGCTGCAGCACGCGGTGAACCTGCTGTGGGCGCACCTGTTCACCGCGTCGGACTTCGCCGCGCTGCCGCAGCGGTACATCCTCAACGGGGAGGCCCCCAAGCAGCCGGTTTACGACGAATCCGGCAAGAAAATCGGCGAGAAGCCGTTCGACGTGCAGAAGCTGATCGACGAGCGGATCTTCTGGGCGCAGGGGGAGGGCCTGACGGCGGGCA